CCATGCACACATCAAAGAGCCGTTGGATGAAATTTGACCCCACAATTAACAGCGGCACGATCATACAGATCGTTGTGATCATCGTCGGCATTGTTGGTGGCTACAGTCGGCTTGCCGCCACACAGGAAGTGCAGGCCGAAAAAACGTCAGCCATCATTGCGCAACAATCGCGTGAGGCTGTTGCGACTGAAAAAACCCTGTACACCATTCAAGGCGACGTGAAAGACCTTGCCAAGATCGTCCAGGCGGTGAAGGAGGATGTCGCTGTTCTGCGTGGCCGTGCCGCTGAAACAAGCGCCCTAGGAGCAAAACGATGACTGACACCCTGTTGACAGAAATCGAAGCTACTGCGGTGTTTCCTGCGCTTGAGCTTTTGGGTATGCCTCGCGCAGCACTGGCGCGCATTGAAATGCTGGCGATTGGATTGCAGGAAAGTCGTTTCTTGCATCGGCGGCAAATGGGCAATGGGCCTGCCATGGGGTTCTGGCAATTTGAGCGCGGCGGCGGGGTCAAGGGTGTTCTGAACCATCATACGAGCAAAGACAGGGCGCACGCGTTGTGCTTGGCTCGTGGTGTCGATCCGGTATCGTCGCGTGTATGGTCGGCGCTTGAGCACGACGACGTGCTCGCGGCAGGTTTTGCTCGCCTGCTTCTTCTGACAGACCCGCAACCATTACCTGCCACACAAGAAACCGGATGGGCGTACTATCTGCGCACGTGGCGCCCTGGCAAGCCACACCCTGAAACATGGCCTGCGTACTTTGCGCGTGCTGAAGCACATGTGCACGGAGAATAATCATGGAATTCGGCAACCTACTTCGCAAAGCGCTTCCCTGGATTGGCGCTGCGGCTACAGGCAATATTCCGGTCTTGGTCGGGATGGCCGCTAAAGAAATTGGTGACGTACTCGGTATCGAAGTCGCGGCAACGCCTGAAGCGATGGAAAAGGCCGTAGCGAATGCCACCCCGGAACAACTGCAAGCGATGCAGGATCGTGACTATACGTTTCAAGAACGTATGAAATTGATGGGTTATCAACACATTGAAGAAATGGGGCGTCAATCACTCGCCGAAACAACATCGTTTATCGAAGACACGGCGAAAGCGCGTATCGCCCATCAAGGCGACCAGAAGGTTTTTGTTCTCGGTTGTATTATTCTCGGATCGTTTTTTATCATCGTTATCGCAGTGCTCGTGCTGTGCGGTTTGATGGTGAGCGGCACGATCAAAGCAGACCCAGGCACTATCGCGGTTGTCGCAGGTTTGATCGGTACCGTCGTCGGCTATTTTGCTGCGAATGCGCAGCAGGTCGTGAGCTACTTCTTTGGATCGAGCAAAGGAAGCAAGGACAGCGGCCAATCGATTCGCGATTCTTTGACCGAAGCCCTCAAGCAACTCGGTACAAAAGTCGCATAAGCATTCAGTGTGGGCTATACTCAGGCCCATGCGCGATGCCTCTCCATTCACTGACGTAAGCGATGACGCCGTTCGACAACTGCAAACGCAGTACGCGGAAGCTCTGCTTCGCGAACCTGAGAACGCATTCAAGGCCGCAACGACAGTGTTCGGCGCCGATACAGGCCGTGCGGTCTATGTGGCTGCGAAGTGGATCGCAGACCCATTCGTTATTTCTGAAAAAACACGACTGCTACAAAGCAAAGGCGCTCGCTTCTTTCTGCCGTCGAAAGAAGAATACGCTCGCGAAATTTGGCGCACCGCTATTGACAATCGGACTCCTGCTGAAGACAAACGCGCGCTCTTGTCTCTGTACGGTGACGTAATGGGCTACAAAGAAACGCCGAAGAAGGATGGCGGCATTGTGATCAACAACAATAAGGTTTTGTTGGTACGCGATCACGGCACTGATGAAGATTGGGAACGTAAAGCGGCAGCACAACAGCATCGCTTGACTCACGATACCGCACCTACCGATGTCATCGCGCGACCTGTCCATTGACATCACTGCCGTATGGACTCCCCTACCGGGAACAAGCCAAGAACTTGCGCTTGATACACGCGCACAAGAGACACTGTACTGCGGTTCACGCGGGCCAGGAAAAACAGACACGCAACTCATGCGCTTTCGTAGGCGCGTTGGTGTTGGCTATGGTGCGTTCTGGCGCGGCGTTATCTTTGACCGCGAACACAAAAACTTAGACGACTTGGTTGCCAAGTCGAAGCGCTGGTTCAAGGAGTTTGGCGATGGCGCTGAATTCATGTCAGCTACCAATGCCTACAAATGGGTGTGGCCGACAGGTGAAGAACTCCTATTCCGCACAGCCAAAAAAGAAGACGACTATTGGGACTACCACGGGCAAGAGTTTCCATTCATCGGATGGAATGAGTTAACGAAATATCCGACTGGCAAGCTTTACAGCATGTTCATGTCGTGTAACCGTTCGTCATGGACGCAAGAAAAGAACTCTCCAAAAGACGACGACGGTGAGTACACGTTGCCGCAAATACCTCTTGAAGTATTCTCGACAACAAATCCATGGGGCGCGGGGCATGCTTGGGTAAAGAACGAGTTCATCGATCCCGCACCGTACGGCGTTTTGATCCGCCATACTACGCGTGTGTTCGATCCAGGTCTTCAGAAAGAAGTTGATACGACGCGTACGCGTGTTGCAATCTTTGGATCGTATAAAGAGAACAAGTATCTCTCCGCGCAATACGTCGCAACGCTCACCGCAGAGAAAGACGAAAACCTACGCAAAGCATGGCTTGAGGGATCATGGGATGTCGCTGTCGGCGGCATGTTCTCGGACCTGTGGCGTAAGGATATCCACATTGTTCCTCGATTCAAGATACCGCACAACTGGCGTATTGATCGTACGTTCGATTGGGGGTCTACGCATCCGTTTTGGGTTGGATGGTGGGCGGAGTCTAACGGTGAGGAAGTTGTTGTTGTTCATGCTGACGGAACGCCTGCGCGTTTCTGTCCATGGCCGAAAAGCTATATTTTGTTGCATGAACTCTACGGCACGAAGCAGATCGGCACGAACGAAGGACTCAAATGGTCCGCGCCTAAGATATCTGATGAAATCATGCGTATTGAAAAAGAGTTGAAGTCCGAAGGATGGATAAACAGCAAAGTACAGGCAGGCCCCGCAGATAACCAGATCAGCAACAAAACACAGTCGGACGAAGACACCATTGAGAAGAAGATGGCGCGTAAAGGCGTGAAGTGGACACGTAGCGATAAATCGAAAGGCTCACGTATCAACGGTGCGCAACTGATGCGGGACCGCTTGGAAGCTGCCGTTGAAAATAACGGGCCTGCCGTGTATGTCATGGTGCATAATCGTGCATCTATTGCCATCATCCCCACACTGCCTCGCGACACAGAGAACCCCGATGACGTTGACACAGATTCCGAAGATCACCCTTGGGACGGATGGCGCTACAAGCTTCTGTCGCCAATCAAGCGCGCGGCAAAAGCGCTCAGTGTGGGCTTCGCTCGTGCAAGGTAAATAACTATGCCACAACCTGTTGACGACATCACCTACGTGAATTCTGCGCTGACGAAAGTTCTGCCGCGCTATCAAAAAGTGCGCGACTGCGTTGAGCAAACGGTGAAAGACAAAGCAACGGTTTACTTGCCGGAACCTTCGACAGAAATGGACGCTACCGCGCGTGCGGAACGTTACGCTGCGTATCTCCTGCGGGCTGTGTTTTACGCTGTTACGGCGCGTACGTTGCTTGGCATGGTTGGTCAAATCTATGCGCGGCCTCCACAGATCCAAGTGCCTGCGCTGCTTCAGTCGATGGAAGCGGATGCGACAGGCAGCGGCCTTTCACTGCAACAGCTATCCGTCGATACAATGTACGATGTGATGGCTTGCGGACGCGCGGGCCTTTACGTTGACTATCCAGCGCTCGACACACCGGCCACGGTTGCGCAGACGCAAAGAGGCGAAGTCAAGCCAACGTTCACCACTTACATCCCCGAATCGATTATCAATTGGCGTACGAAAGTGCGCGGTTCGAAAATCGTGCTCAGTCTCGTTGTTTTGAAAGAGACAATTGACAAGCCAGGGCAATGGAATTCCGAACAGATCGTGCAGTACCGTGAATTGCGTTTGCTTCAAACGCTTGTCGATGGCGTGCTTCGCGACGTGTATACGGTTACTGTGTATCAGGAAGAAGACGTTGCGGCGCCTGTGCAAACGCTTGGTATCGAAAAGTCAAGTACGGCGACTACGCGTCAATGGAAATCTGTTTCGGTGGCTACGCCGCGTGACGCACGCGGCAAGCCTTTCGACACGATTCCGTTTACGTTTGTCGGTTCGATGAACAACGACGCAGCCGTAGATGAACTACCGCTGTACGACTTGGCTGAATTGAACATCGCGCACTATCGCAACAGCGCCGATTACGAAGAATCATGTTTTATCATGGGGCAACCTACGCCATGGTTCTCAGGTCTTACTGTCGAATGGGTTGACGAAGTGTTGAAAGGCAAAGTGCTACTTGGGTCACGCAGCGCCGTGTTGCTGCCTGAAAACAGCCAGGCGGGCCTACTGCAAGTGCAGGCGAACACGATGCCGCTTGAGGCCATGAAGCACAAAGAGGCGCAGATGGTGGCCTTGGGTGCTCGCCTGGTTGAGAACCGCGCCGTGCGCCGCACGCTCGGTGAAGTGCAGCAGAGCAATGCGTCTGAAACATCGATCCTCGCTTCGTGCGCGAACAACGTCAGTGCGGCCTACACATGGGCGCTGCAATGGGCCTGTCAGTTTGTGGGCGCTGATCCGAACGACTGCCAATTTTCTTTGAATACCGATTTCGCACTGACGAACATGAGTGCCGAAGATCGCATTCAGTTGGTTGCTGACTTGCAGGCCGGTGTGATTACTTTCGAAGAAGCACGCGCTCAACTACGCCGCGTCGGCATCGCGACCGAAGACGATACTTCGGCCTTGACCAAGATTACAAAATGGTTGATGGACGCCGCAAAACGCGCCGTAGCCGCTAAACCGGCTGCAAAAGAAGTCAAGCCAAAGATCGACAATCGCCAGAAGACATAAAGTTTCATCAACCCGCGAACCGTGTTCGCGTTTAACCTAGGAAGTTCCTATCATGGCTCTCAAACTGAAAATCAAAAAAGTCGCTTTTGACGTACTGCCCGACGTGATCAAGGCAGAGTACAAAGTGAATCAAGCAGACGCGGATGAATATCTGCTCGATGCCGAAGGCATGGAAGATACCGGCGCATTGAAGCGCGCCAAAGACCGCGAAGCTGAAGCGCGTCGCGTCGCGGAAGAAGAACTGACGAAAGCAAAAGCCAAGATCACCGAACTCGACGCCGCACTTGGCGGCGACGCCCTTGAACGCGCACGCAAGGCAGGCGATATTGCAACGCTCGAAAAGTCATGGCAAACGCAGAAAGAAGCGGCAGTTGGTGAAGTCACGAAAAAGCTGACTTCGCGTGAAGCGTTCATTCAATCGCAATTGGTTGATTCCGTTGCGCATGCTCTTGCCGCCAAAACGTCTACCGCTCCCGCAGTCATGGTGCCGCATATCAAAGCGCGCTTGCAAGCCGATCTGAGCGGTGACGTGCCTGTTACCCGCGTGCTCGACAAAGATGGCAAGGTGTCGGCGTTGTCGCTTGACGATCTGCAAAAAGAATTTGTTGCCAACCCCGATTTTGCGAGTATCATCATCGCATCAAATGGATCAGGTGGCGGTGCCCCTGGTGGCAAGCAAGGTGGCGGCGGTGCTGTCAAGAAGTTTGCTGAAATGACAGGGGCTGAAAGGATCGAGTTCAACAAACGCGATCCAGCAGGCTTCGCAAAGGAGTCCGCTGCCGCAACCGCTGGTAGCGTACGCATCTAACCGCTACTTAGGAGGCCGATCATGGCTGTTGTCCGTCTTACCGATGTCATTGAACCCGCAGTGTGGGCAAGTTACGGCGAAGTCAATTCGCCCGAACTGACCGCATTCCTGACGAGCGGCGTTGTCGCTCGTTCCGCCCAACTCGACGCGTACGCCGAAGGCCCAAGCTTGACCGGCCATCTGCCGTTCTGGCTCGACCTCGACGCCGAAGTTGAACCGAACTACAGCAACGACGATCCGAGCGACCTGGCTACCGTGACCGGCATCACGACCGACGAAATGGCGTTCCGCAAGTCCTACCTCAACAAAGGTTGGGGCTCCATGGACCTGGTGAACGAGTTGATCGCCGAAGACCCGCTTGCTGCGATCCGTGCGCGTGTTTCGACCTACTGGCTGCGCCGCCTGCAACGCCGCGTGATCGCGATCACGCGTGGTGTGCTGGCCGAAAACATCGCGGTGGACGGCAGCGATATGGTGATCGATATTTCGACGGAAGACGGCAACAACGCTACGCTCGCCAATCGCTTTTCCAGCGACGCATTCGTTGACGCTGCCTACACCATGGGCGACCGCGCTGGTGGTTTCGTCGCGATGGCCGTGCATTCGATGGTCATGAACCGCATGGTCAAAAACGACGATATCGATTTCGTTGCCGATTCGGCTGGCAAACTGACGATCCCTTACTACAAGGGCAAGTACGTCGTCGTTGACGACAACATGCCTGTGATCGCAGGCACCACGAGCGGCTATCGCTACGTGTCCGCACTGTTCACTGCCGGTTTCATCGGCATGGGCGTCGGCACTCCGAAAGTGCCGGTTGAAGTCGAACGTGTTGCAGCATCCGGCAACGGCGGCGGTGAAGAACGTTTCTGGAACCGCAAGACCTGGCTGCTGCACCCTGTCGGTCACGATTGGGTTGAGGGTTCGTTGGTGGAGAAATCCCCAACTGAAGCCGATCTGATGTTGGCCGCGCATTGGGATCGCATCTATGAGCGCAAGCTTGTCGGTGTGGCTTTCCTGATCACCAACTAAAAAGAATCTCAAGGGGCTTCGGCCCTTTGACTTCGTTCAAAACTTTTTAGGAAACATCATGGCAAACCCTGCTATCCCCACGTTGCTCGCTTCTGTTCGTGCACTCGATGCCGCCGTTGTCCATGACGGCAGCGTGCCCGCCAATGGCGCTGTTGCTCTGACCGTTGACGGCGGCATGCAAAAAACGGTCCTGACGCTGAATGCGTTGGCCGTCGCCATGGCCGACGCTGCCGGTGTTGTTGCTTTCGGCAGCAAGAAAATTCTCGACTTCCCTGCGGGGTACATCCGCATCGATTCGATTGTTGCCGATCTGGCTGTGTCGAAAAGCTCTGCCGGTGTCATCGCCACTTTCGACGGTGATTTCAGTGTGGGCACTGTCGCCGCTGCTGGCGATGCAACGTTGACTTCTACCGAAGCCGACATGATCGCGTCTACAGCAACGCCACAAGCTGTTGCCGGTGTGACGACGGCCATTGGCTCCAAGCTCACGGCGACTGACCTCGACGGCACCGTGACCCCCATCGACATGTACCTGAACGTTGTTGTCGATGACGCTGACCATGATGTGACTACGACGCCGTGCAACCTGCTGTTCACCGGCACGGTCACGGTTACCTGGCGCAAAATGGGTTGATGCAGCGATGCCCTTCGGGGCATCTTCTTTTAACTTTCTCAGGAATCCATCATGAAATCACTAGATGAACGGCAAGCCGACCGCAAACGGCGTGCGCAAGAAAACAGCGTGGCTCCGACCGGCTCGCGCGACGATCTGCAAGCGCAGGCGGAAGCTCGTGTAGCGGCCCAGGACAAAGAAGCTGGTGTAGCCTCTGCTCCACTGGCCTCCAAGACCGCGAAGGCCGCTGGCAAGACCACGAACAAGAAAACAACCGGCGCCAAGCCGGGTACCCCGCCTGCCGACGAAACGCCGGAACAGAAAGCAGCACGCGAGGCAGCGAATCCTTTCACCAAAAAAGACTGATTGACTATGCCGCTCATTGTTGAAGACGGTACGGGGGTTTCTGGTGCGAATTCATTCGTCACCTTGACAGAAGCCCGCGACTTCGCAACTTTGCGCGGCATTGACCTTCCAGTCGCGGGCACAGGCGATGCCGCCTTGACCGCGTTTCTTGTTAAGGGAACAGACTATCTCAAGTCGTTCTCTTACCAAGGAACTCAGACTACCGTAGGCGAAGCGTACCTACCTTGGCCGCGTACAGGATACTACGTTGACGATTTGGAGTTTGACGTAGACACCGTGCCAATAGGCATGAAGAACGCGCTGATCCAACTCGCCATCGAGCAAAATAGCGGCATCGTGTTGCACGCAACGGCAACAGGTTTTGCCGTCGTACGCGAAAAGATCGGCCCTATCGATACTGAATACGCAACGCCGAAAGGCTCGTACAACGCGGCAAAGGCTGTGATGCCTGCCGTAGCGGCGTATCTCAAACCGTACCTTACCAATATCGGAATTCGTGTCGGACGCGGCTGATGGGAGTCTACGACCGTCAGATTGCTACCGCATTGCGTGTTATCCGCGAAAAAGGTGAGGCATGCACATGGACGGCAAAAGCGGCGCCAACAACGGACCCCGCAACACCCTGGCTACCTGTCGCCGGTGTCGCTGTTGCTTACACGAACACACCTATCGCATTTTTCCCGTTGTCGCGTCAATGGAGTGAGTTGCTACGGTACCTGAAGGGCACAGAAGTCGTCACAGGGAGTTTATACGGACTCATGCCCGCTGTCGCATTCGCGCCGCAGCTTACCGACATCATCACGCGTACTGACGGCTCAAAACTCGCGCCAATCACAATTGATCCTCTCGCACCTAACGGTGAAATCATCCTTTACACAATCGAGTTCCGCAAATGAGTGTTACCACCGAAGAAGCTGCCTACAACGAAATGCGCGCTACGTTCAAAGCGAAGTGGGACTTTGGCGCAGCGGCTATCGCAGGCTACATACCTGTTGTGCTGTACGGCGGCGTTGTCGGAGTTGTGCCGCCCGCCGATCAAGTGTGGGCACGTGTATCGTCGTCTACTGTGTTGACCGATCAAGCCGCGCTGTCTGACGCGGGCGGACGCCGCCGCGATGAAACAAGCGGCATCATCACAGTGCAGATTTTTGTGCCGCTTGCGTTAGACGACGGCGATCTGCTTTCGCGGCGCTTGGCAACGCTCGCTAAAAAAGCTTTCTTACGCCGCTCGTTATCGGGTACAGTCTGGTTCAGGCGTTCGCGAGTGCGCGACCTTGAGCCGGATGGCACACATCATCGGCGCAACGTCGTAGCCGAATTCGAATACGACGAATTGAACTAGGAGTTTCATCATGGCCGACAAACAAGACAGCAATTTCACAGGTCTTTCCTTTGCAGAAGAATCTACGCTCGGTGTACTGCCTGGCGTTGCTGGCGCGGATGCCGTGTGGTATCGAGTGGAGCCGAACAGCTATTCCGACTTCGGCGGCGACTTCCCTACCGTTGCTCGCGATCCGATCAACCCTTCGCGCCAACGCCAGAAGGGCACCATTGTTGACCTCGACGCGTCGGGCGGCTTCAATCACGACTTCGTGATGACCGGCCTCGCACGCCTCTTGCAAAGTTTCTTCTTTGCTGCGGCACGGCAGAAGCCCGATACGAAATCGCTGAACGGTGCGGCTGTCGTGATCACGTCGGTTACTGACGGCGGCGTGACCGACGAATACAACGCCGCATCGGGCCTGGGTTCGTTCATCGTGAATCAGCTTGTGCTGGCTTCCGGTTTCACCAACGCAGCGAACAACGGGCTGAAGGTTATCGACAGTGTTGCCGCTGGTGTGCTCGGTGTCGTGTCCGATCTTGACCCCGAAGCCGCGCCCCCTGCGGCTGCACGGCTGCAAGCAGTCGGCTACGAATTCCCTGCTGACGATGTGACGCTCACAGTCGCCGCCAACGGCGTGCGCATCGTGTCTGCTGCCATCGACTGCACCACCTTGGGCCTGACGCCTGGCGAGTGGGTCTACATCGGCGGTGACGCTTCAGGCAATCAGTTCATCGCCGCCGCGAACCGTGGCTTCGCGCGTGTGCTTGTGGCAGACGCTGACGGTATCACGTTCGATCAAACGACTTTCGTTGCTGTTGCCGACGCCGGTACCGCGAAGTCTGTGCGCATCTTCTTCGGCACTGTGATCCGCAACGAGAAAGACCGCGCTTTGATCACACGTCGTTCGTTGC